TTACAGCACCATTCCCATGTTTCTGAGCATCCACAACCGGTTTTCCGACTCATCTGGCGTCTTGTCAACGAAGTATGTTTGATAGCGCTCTATCCACTGGTTTGCTTCACGCCCCGAGAAATGGATTCCTCTCTCCTGCAACTTACACACAAAATCTCTGGTATGCAGGTAACGATACCCCTTCTGATTGACTGCGATCGACTCACGGAACGCCTGGGTTATGTCTGACTGACGAAACATGATCTGCCCTCCTGAATGTACTGTTTATACATACAGTAATTTCATTCAAGAGGCAGATCAAGAGAGGCTGCGGCTATCAATTTTTATCTCTGAAGTAAGTTGATGATGGCGTTGGGACTCTGCGCTGAGCGAAAGAGTATCCCGCCAGTAACGGCGGGTATATCTATACAGCAGTAGCCCTTACTCAGCAGCTTAAGTGCTCATGACTCTGTGGGTAGAGAGTCGTTGTTATCACACTTTAAGAGTTGACTTTCGTAATACCCACCCGCCAGGGGGTATACAAATCCATCATGCATAATCACACCTGTAATATACACTCCTTTTATTTTTATAGAATGCAGAATAAACGAGTATTCTTCTTTTTTAAGTTTAATATCTGCGCCCAAAAAATCAGAAATTTCCATTTTTATTTTAAATCGCCGCTCAATCACATTAATTAAATTGAAAACATCTCCTGCTTTAATATAAATATCTCCATGAAGAGTTCTCATTGAAATACATTTACCAAAAAAATCATTAACACCAGTTATTTTTGAGACGATGATCATAATCAGTCACCTTTGAGGAGACACACTGCAATTTTCACTGGAATAATCGGCCACATTAGAACGATTGTCACCAGAGCAAGAATGTGATCAACCGCGGTTGGGCAATGAACCCGACCGAGCACCAATAAGAAGCCATGGATAGTTATCCCGGTCCACAGATACCACATTCTCGCGGCCCTCATTTAGTTAGCAACAGCCCCGGCATACTTCTCACTCGCCAGTATCTGCGCCAGCGCCTGATCGTAAATTCCCACACCAGATGACATTGAGTAGCTGAACTCAAAAATATCAGTCTGCATAGGGTCACTTCCGTTAACTGATGATGTAATTGTTGCGGTAGCTCTGCCATCAGCCAGGATGTGTATTAGTGCAATGGCGCTAATCACCTCTGCTGTAATATCCTGCTTCCCGAGAAACATACCTGAATCAGTGGTTAGGTTTGTGTTAAAAGTCTTTGTTAGCTTAAAAGAAAATGGCAAAGTGAGCCTCCGTTTAGCATTGAGATATCGTTGTTGGAGTTACAAATTTAAACCTATATACCTTGTACGCGACCATTGAAATATCGCCTCCACTTAATGTAATTATGCTTGAGTTGGATTTTATTACTGAGCCTGAAGCGAATGAAAAAACATCTATGCTTTGCCCGGTGATACCAGTCAACCCGGTAAGCGTTGCCGTAGTTGATGCAATAATTAACGTTTCTTTTTGCTCTACAACAAGATTCCCTGCAGTTCCTGAAACAAAGATTTTATCATCATACTGTGAGCTGGTATTTGCTCCGGTTAATAACCTGTGCGCAGTTCCAGAAAATGAGAAGTCTCCTAGGCTAAATCCTGCATTCCTAGCATATAAAATAGCCCCTGCAGTTTTAACATTATTGTTTGTTGCGAAATTAATTACCCCAAGCTTTGTACCATACCCTATAGATACTAACCCCTGATTTGATGGATAGATAGGTGAATAGGTTCCATCACTATTCTGTATATTATACACATCCTCGGTTCTTATAGAGCAATCATCAAGTGAATCATAATCAGCCAGAATTATTGGGTAAGCCAATGGGTCGCTTCCGTCTGCCTGGTTAGCCATTGTGATTTTTAAAGCTGTAAATGAAACATCAGATGTTCCTATGGGGTCTCGCTTAATCCATCTAATGCCAGGGTAGTTTCCGTTTATACCACCACCGGTCATGTGCAGTGCATCATAAATTCCTCGCCTACCTTGATCGTAAAGAAAATGAGTTAAGGTGGTCGGGGTTGTCACAAACATGCATCCAGAATAAAACCCATACCCAATTGCTGTACTGTCAACCTGTATGACGTAGTTTGTGGCATTAAATTTTCGTTTTGTTTCAAATTTACAAGCAATAAATCGAACATGGTTTACTGCGCCAAGATGCAGGGACCATGGGCAGTGCTCTATACGGCAATTATAATATGTCAGGTTATTCGTATTGTCGGTGCTAAGAGACCCTAGCCAGATTGCCGGAACTGAACCGTCTGAATTAGAACCAATACCTATTGCTGAGTTTGCAATTTCACCATCCCAAACCTCATTGAAATAATGATCCCTCTCAAACCCAAAAACAGAAACATTCGATATGTTAACTTTTGATGCAATATAATCAAGACGAAGGCCAATTCTTGTTGAACGAACCTGCCATTCTGGATTTATTGTCAAGTCTCTGTTGTCTATCAAGTCACCACTTATTATTGCGAGGTCAATAATATCAACACCAGACAATCTTGAGGACGTTGTGCCATATATCCAAAGAACGGGATCGGTGGAGTCTACGTCACGACTGACAATTGCTGTTCCATTGTTAAGGCTGCCCATGACATGAAATGATTCAAGGTCAGAGTTTACACCTGAAATTCCTACGAGTTTTGGATTTCCATTATATGCAAGTGATGTTACTTCAATTACTGTTGGCGCACACTGAATATATTGAATCCCGGCATTAAGGTGCATCAGCTGATTTAAGGCGAAGGTGTTATGGTGTTTGTCTCCACCAGTCCCCACGCCAAATGCTGTTGATCTCCACCCCGTTATATTAAATGACTGCTTCCATGCTCCTGATGCTCCAGTGAGGTCTGATTCGATCGGTATGAATAAGAGTGGATATGCGCTAACCATCGAAGACATATCTGATGAGTCAAACTCCCATCTGTCATGCCCGCCATCATAAGCTGTCAGTGATCCAAGGGTGCTAATAATCGCACCATGGGCGGGAGATAATAACGAAAGCGCATTGTTATTCTCTGGAGAGCCAATAACCAACTGGCCGGATGTGGAATTAAGGTGTTGCTGAAGTGGAAGGGATGTATCGCAAGCCCAAAGACCGACCCCGCCAGTTCCGTCAACGGTAGATGAGGGAGGCACCTCCTTAGGGAATCCACCAGTCCAGTAGTACAGATAGGTGCCATCGCTAATGCGATCTAAGGCTGAGTTTAACGTGCCGCCGGTAGTGAAAGTAATCTGTTGCTTTACAGTATCCGCAACTGAGCTTGCTGCCTGTTCGGCACTTTTTGCTGCATCTTCCGCAGAAGAAGATGCATTTTCAGAATGAGTTTGTGATTGGAGGGCTTCATAGACCGCCTGGTCTTTCGCTAACGCAGCTGTACTTGCCGCGTCTTTAGCCTCTAAAACTGAATCTGAAATATCAACAACTGATGTCTCAATGCTCAGTGCATACTGCTTTGCTTCCGCTGCGCTAACTGCCGAACTGGCCGCAAACTGTGCAGATTGTTGGGTATCAGTAATTGCCATCTTTTATTCTCATGAATATTCGTAAATAACCACAATCCCAGACTTGCCGCGGGCACCATTTACTGCCGGAGATGAGGGTCGTTGCGATGAACCTGATGCGCCTGAGCCGTATGCCTGACCATCTACTGCCGGGTCGCCAAATGACGGAACCCAGCCACCACCGCCATAGAAGCTGCTGGCACCAGGAGAGCCGAGGAATGACTGGGTTGCGTTTGCATATGCAGGGATAGAAGGTGCGCCAGGTGAGCCGATGATGTTCGCGCCTGTCGGGCCGTTTGATGCAACGTTACCCTGGGGTGGGAATGGTGGATTTGCCGGGCCGGCAGAAGAGCCTCGCGTCCCGCCAGGGGCAGACATAAGAGAACCAAAGGCACTAGCCGCTCCTGCAGACCCCATTGGTGCACCAACGACACCGCCCTGTCCGCCAGTACCAACCGAAACCCAAACACTGGTGAAATTGACCAGAAAGTGGCCTTTTGCATAAGCGCCCGCGCCGCCCCCGGAAACAATCGACACCTGCCCTGCACCAGTCGCGGGAGCCATGTCGCTACCGCCGCCGCCGCCAACCATTTCAACGACAACAGATTTTGTGCCGGGGGTGGGCGTATAGGTGCCGGATGATGAAAATGTCTGCACATTCAGCAGTCGTCCGGATGAATAATTAATCCAGCCGACTCCGCCCGCATCAGGGTTAGTCAGGTTGTTTTCGACAATGCTCTGCCAGAATCCATCACGGGATGAATTGATAAGAACAGCGCCCTTTGGGTATCCACCAATCGCCGCAGAAAAATCCGCGTCATATGGATACGAGCCGCCCGCCTGAGCCCACTGATGGCGCTTAAAGGAGTCATTGAGGATGCCGTTGAAATCCTCCCCTCTCGGCGGTTTACCGCCTGCGGCCAGAGGAATGCGAGTCAGAGGTGGGAATCCTGAGTCCATAGTTGCCAGTCCATCCGCGAGCGTCTCAGTGGTTGAATTGACGGGGATGGTATTTTTGTCGCCGTTAGCAGAAAACACGACCGTCAGGCGTGACGGCATGGCTGAACTGTTCAATTCAGACCTCCTGAACAATATTGACTTTTACTCCGGGTGGAGACGGGAGTGCGCCGGAACTCTGGACAATGGCTAACTCTGATTCGGAAAGTGCAAACTCGAAGACGTAGCTCATGACGTGAGGGCCTTCATCGCGCACGTAAGCGCGACCGCTTGAGCCAAACAGGTACATCAGCATGCGGTTCATTACAGGTACTGTGCAGTCGCTGATGTTCGCCATCGCTTTGCACATAATCAGCTTGCGATAGGCGTCATTTGTCAGGACGACAGTATTTGTGTCCTGCACGCCGGTATAGAACGGGGCCTGATTAAAAGGCTGCGGGTCGGTTAGCTCTGCAGGTGTGCTGGTTGCCTCACCAAACCCGAAAAACTTCTCTGACGGGGTGACGGTTAACAGCCGGCCAACATCAACAATCTTCCCCCAACACATCAGGCCGTAGTCTTCGCAGGTCTCGATGTTGAAAACGAGGTCATAGAAGGTGTCTATCCACTTCTCCGGGGCGACAGAGTCATTAAATGTGTCGATGAGGGCGCGAAGCTTTTGGGCGTTGACGTACTGAGCGTAAATAGTCCAGTCAACATTAATCATTGACCGCCTCCGTGATGATATTCGACGCATCAAGAGTCGGTTCCTGGTCAATGCCGATCGTCAGTGCGCTGGACCAGGTAGTACCATCAAGAGAGATTTGCACAGAAAGTACGTTCATGTTCTGCGTATCGATAGACTGAATTGGCCCGATATTGATTAGAAGTGAGATAAATGGACAGGGATAAGCGAGATAATTGTGGGATTCTGTGGCTGTCCCGGGGATTTATTGGGATAGTTACTGTAAAACCATTACATACAGTGAAAAAGAAATCGGGCAGAGAAATTTCTTCATCTGCCCATAATTTTACTCGTTATCACCGAAGGAAAACAGCTGTGGTTGACGGTGAGCCATTACTTGTTTGTGTACGCGGTGAATCAGCTTCCGCAATCCTCGTTCAGTAATACCATATTTCGTACTTAGCTCAGCCCAGTTGTTCCCCCGGAACTCTTCATAAATCTGCATATCGCGCAGAGACAGCTTATATGCGTAGTCACGGGGGAAAGTGAAGTTTTGCCCGCCAAAGTGAGATGCCAGAAAATCTGCCACGGCCAGCCCCAATTGTTCAGCCTGTTCGGATGATAAACCGTAATCAACGCCGGTCTCAGTAACGTGGTCGGCAACTTCAGACAGCAGTTTATGCCGCTTATGCTCCATTGGTGTTGTCATGGTGACCTCCAGAAATCACTTTGTGCCCTGCAGTTCTTCCAGAGCCTTGCGTTCGCGTGTCTGCCACTGCTTCAATGTCTCAATCACACGGCTTGCTGCCGATGTATTGAGCCAGTCAAGGCGGCTGACGCCCGTAATGCGATGCACGTAGACGTTAATTGCTCGTTCGGTGCGGTCGCGAATAAAACCTTCGTCAGCCATTTCCAGCCACAGAGCCCGAATTTTTTTCGACTGGTCGTCGGTGGCAGTGAGCTTTTCTTTCTTCTGAGTCCGGACCTTAAACCCGATTTTTTTCATCGCATCGAGGATCTGGTTCAGTTGCCCGATATCCATTTCTCGCGTGGATTCAATGCCAGCGTAGGTATTCAGCAACTGGCGGTAAGTATCTTCATCCATGCGCAGCTCACGCTTTGCCACATGGATGATTTTAATCAGCTGGGAACGGGTCATTTATTCAGTCCTCCCATTAGATTTGCGGTCGATACGCTCAATTTCTGCGATGATGAGTGCGGCTGCTTTAATCAGGTTTCGTCGGGTATCTGTCGGCTTGAAACTGTCGTCATACCAGTCTGCTGGCCAATAGTTTTCGGCTTCCATCGGTTCGATATAACAGATTGCAGCAGCCGCCAGCTGGCAGCCAACATACGTATCATCCTGTTCTGTCGAAAATCCCTTTACAGACTGCTGCCGTTGACGTTCAGCGATAACATCGGCGATCGCGCAACTATCCCGAGCGGGCTGTTCCTGGCGATAGAGATTATCGCCAATTTTAAGCCCAAAATTCATTGGGGGCTGGTAATAGACCAGCGTCCATGATTTATCGATAAACGCCACTGGTTTGCCATCTCTTACAGCCAGAAGTTGACGAATCACATCTTCCAATTGCTTATCTGTAGCATCGCATCCATCACCATTATCGAGTTGCGCTACCCATTCAGTTAATTTCTCTTTCGTTACGGTATTAATTTTCATGAGTTCACCACTTCAGAAAAAATTGAAAAGAGCAAAGAGCGTTAAGGCTGCTGTTAACGTGCCAATAATTAACCACCAGAATCCTTTACGCTCCTGAGATGACTGAAATCGTGAGGCTTCAGCCATGAGTTTTTTATTCATATGCGAAAGCCTCTTACGGTTTATTAAAATAATCCAGGGCAGCGATAACGGTGTAATAACCAATAAACCCGACAGCTACCCAGATGACGACGCAGCCCAGCACGCACAGTAAAAGAATATTCCCGACAGTTAGCTTCATGACTTGTACTCCAGAGAAAGGGATGATGCCTGACCGGATACGCCGTGATTTAAACGCGCTTTTAATCCCTCGTTAAACCCCGCTTCCGCTGCATCCTGATCACCTCGACATTTTTTAGCTTCACGGGGTTTCAGATCGGATAATTCCTGCTCTTTCTTCATCTTCGCCAGAAAATTCGCCATCAATGTTTTTTCGGTTTCAGTCACTATAAATGGCTCTATCGCCTGATACGCGCCTTCAGTCCACCCTTCGCAGAACTGGTCTGCGCGGGCTGTTTTAGTGGAAGGCTTAATATTCTTACGCAGAGAGCTAATAAAGGTACGGCGGGCTTTGACCATCTGGCGGGAAAGCACATCAAAGGCATAAGCGGCAATTTCCGGGCGCTCATCCGGACCATAAAAAATGACGGTATTTTGCTTCTGGCTGTTCATATAGTTGCGGCGGAAAGAGTAATAGCAGTTAACACCCATAGCACGGCAAATTAACTGGCCCAGAAACGTCATATAACGAGGGATACTTTGTGCATGGGATGGCGCACCTTTACTGGCCTTGCTGGTGATATCCATCAGATCGACATCATTCTGGCTCAGTTTGTGTTTGCGCATCAGCGCCTGCGCCTGATTCAGCGCGGTGGCCGCTTCATGAGAATTCGAACTGCGACGGGCCAGATTCAGGAGCTTTTTGATTTTGGCCAGGTACTTTTCAGTTTCATTTGTCATTTTCATCACCTGCCAGGGGTTGTAATTCAGCTGTGGGGACAAAAGCGTTATAGGAAAGCCCGCAGTGAGGGCATTTCAGAATCAGGTCGATACACCACGTACCATCAAAACTTTCCATAATGGGCGCCTGTTCAAAATCCAGATCATCGACCGGATTGTCACAACGTTTGCATAACAGAGACATTTATTCTTCCTCCCGCCAGACTTCCCCACAAATCAATAAAGCGCCCGGTGAGCGCTCATGAATGACGTCTGCGACCAGTTCGCAGGACTGCTTATTCAGATAGATATCTTCAGTAACAGGCAGTGCGTCACAGGCATCTGTTCCGCAGGCTGATACCAGTAAAATAAAACCGGCTAATGTCAGCATAAATAGTCCTATGGCTAAATCCGGCGTGCAGAATCCCACGGCACTGACGCCGGATTAAAAATAAATGGAAAAATAAATTAAATAGCAGCGATATCTAACGGTATATTAACCAGCTTCCCGGACTTATCTTTCTCTCGAAAATTAATATAGGTTTTGGACATGGCCACCTGCAGCGATTCCGATATCGCATCCATTGCCTTAATCCAGCGCTCATCCTGAATTTTTACCCTTCGCAGGGAAAGAATACGCCCGGTGTTAAGCTGTCCCTCTTTATCAACCTGGAAAGCATCGCTCACAATAGCCCGCAGGTTAACATTGGCATCTTTCGACCATTCAGTGACGCATTCATCAAACAGGTCTTTAGCAATCTGTAGCTCCGGCCCGAACGTCAGCGTTTCCTGTACGCGAATAGTGATTTGCTCGCTACCGTCAAAGCTGCTGAATGTCACATTACCCTTTGCGCCACCGCGAGTTCTGCCATATTTCTCAGCCACGAGGTCAAGCCAGGCATAGCATTCATCAAAGGCGCGACGTTTAAACTCGCTGAGTTCATCACGCTTTATCTTTGCAGCAGAAACCTGTTCCCGGACAAAACTGTCCATTGCCAGATCGTAATCAGAAATCTGGCTTATCGGGACCAGACGACCTTTACGGTCTTTCATATATTCGTCTTTATTAATCGTCGTCATAATATAACCTCAGTTTTTATTGCCATTATATTTATCACTTTAGTGAACTAATGATTCTGACCAGATAACCCTGCAGCCATAAATCTCAACCTCCCCCTGACGATAACGCCCCTGATGGTCAATACCGGTCATGGTATAGCCCGACTTTTTCCCCCTGAAATGACTGACGCACGGACTGTCCCGGGACACACGAATAACCGGCTTGCCTGAGTAAATCATGATGCTGGTTACAGGCGTATTCATTGCATTGAGTGCCGCAATGGCATTCATCAAATCAGCCAGCTGTTTATTAACATTCGGTATTGTTTTCATTTAAACCGCCTTAATAACGTCGGCATTAACAACCGGAACACCGAGCTGCGCCGCCATATTCATGGCTGCAATCACCAGATTGCTGATGGCCAGAGGATATAACAGGCTGACAACACCTCTGCGCCCGCCGATATTGTTACTGAGCCGGGCACGAATGGCGTCGACAGCGGTATTATCCAGCACGTCAGTCACTGGCTTTCCGGTGCGTTCGAATTTGAACTTCAGAAAGCGCTCCAGCTCAGTGTCCAGCGGCAGCAGTTCAACCACTTCGCAGCGCTGAACCACCTCGCGCACCTCCTGATTACGTTCAGACAGCTTCATCGCCAGTTCAGGCTGGCCAATCAGCACGATGGACAGCAGCTTTTTAAAGCCGTGCTCCAGCTCAAAGAAGCGTTTCAAATGCTTCAGCGTGGGCAGCGGCAGTGAATGCGCCTCTTCAATCACCAGAACGTGGCTGTAACCGGCGTTGCTGGAGTCCTTCAAAACACGATGCAACTGGCGGAAACGGGCTTCCTGGCTGCGTTTGACGCTTTCCAGTGGTGCGATGGTGTTAATGATCGCCTCGGCGATGCTGGCCGCTTTCAGGGTCTTCCCTTTGTTGTCGTTGTCTTCCATCGCGATGATATAGGGCTCAATGACGATGACCGGCGCATTTTCGCGGTGAATACGCTCAATCAGGTCGCGGCGCAGCGTGCTTTTCCCCGCGCCGGATTCCCCGATAACCGCCATAAAACCGCCGAAACGCGCAGTCTGATACAGTGCCTCGCGGACGTAGCGAATATCCGGCGTGGTAAACACGTCCTCCGAGCTCTGCATGGCGTCATCCGCGAACGGGTCACGGAAAATACCGAATTGCTTTTTGGTGACTGGATTTAATACCTGTTTTGCCAGTAACATATTTTCGTCCTCTTCGTTATCTGCCTGTTGCGGGACGGAGGTACTGGCGGGTTCCGCCGTCAGTACCTCATCAAACGCCCGGGATAACTCCTCCCCGAGCCCGCGTGATGCCAGGAATGTCATAATCTTCTGCCGCACTTCTTCAGGGCGACGCTTCGGCCAGATGCCGTGGTTAATCAGCTGTGAAACGGCGGGCTGCGAAACAGCTGCTGCTGCAGCGACTTCCGTCTGTTCAATACCGTGCTGTTTCATCAGGTCTTTCAGTACCAGCATGGGTGCCTCCCGTTAATGGCCGTTAACGATGCTGAGTTGTGGCGCTTTGTTTCCGGCCAGCTCCTGCGCGATGGCGTCAATATCTTCTGCAGGAACGCCGTCAGGAAAGCGGCTGACCAGCTGCGCGTAGTGTTCCGGGAGCCAGTTGTGGCCAGCAGCCGTCAGGCGCTCACGCAGCAGTTTTGCCGCCTCTACATGGGATAAGGGGCGCTGCTCGATGCGCGGGCCACGAACCTGACTTTCCTGGCCGCGTTTTGGCAGGTAGGTCGGGTGATCGTCGCGCTCAATATCGAGGTAAGGATTGAAATGTCCCCCGAACGGCAGGGCTTTACCTTTCCTCGCGGCCTCAGTCTCTTCCTTGCTGGCCGTGCCGAAAACATGCTGCTCAACTTCATCAAGATGCTGCTGGGCAACGGTCTGCGGCAGCGGTTTAAAGCTCTCACCGATAACCGGGGCATCAACGGCAAAGCCGTGTTCGTCTTTCTGCACCTCGTCAACCAGGAAGAAGGATTTCAGACCATCCTCGCCGGTCATCACCACCTGGGCCTGATCGTCGCGGTAGAGGTTGCGGGCAACCATGACGCGGTCATTCACGCAGACACCCGGCACAGCGGAAACGTCGTACTGCCGCCCCCGGAAACGTACCCGGACAAAGCTGTCCACCTTACAGCTGACCGGCGCTGACACTGCTGCTTCCCGGCAGACCTCAACAGAGGGGGCCTTGACCAGTTGCTCTTCGGTGATCAGCAACCATTTATCCGTGCGGGCCATGCCGTAACGGCTGTGAATGGCTGTGCGGTTGAACTTCATCCGCCACAGACGCGCCAGGCGGTTCAGTTCGTCGATGCTCTCCACCCGGCAGAAGCGCAGTCCATGTTCGAAATCCCGTTCGAGAATGTCACGGGCCTTTTCCACCGAGCCGGTAGCCCGGGCGTTGCGGGCTTTGTGCGCAATCAACCTGATACCCAGCGCCTGGCACAGATTGCCCATCGTGGGGGACTTCAGGGCTGCGCCTGGGTCGGTGAACAGCACCTTTGGCACCCCGTGCAGCACGTCAGCGCCGCCACGCTCCTGCATCATATTGATGAGCACCGACGTGAAGTTCTCGGTGGTTTCACCGCCGAAGCGATACTCCAGGTAGATCCACCCGGTAGTGTGGTCGGTTCCTTCAAAAGACCAGACGCGGTCATTGACGACTTTGGCCACGTTGGCGGGTTTATTCTTGTTGAACTCTTTCTCATCCATGATGCGCAGTCCGGTATCACCTTTAACCCCTTTGGCCGGGTTCTTGAGGTAATACAGGACGCAGATGGACGCATCCAGCTGCCAGACGTGGTTCGGGTGGCGGCTGGCCAGCTGCACTGCCGGAGCCGGAGCACGCAACTGGTCAGGATGCAGGCGGTACTGGCGCAGGGCGCGGATAATGGCGCTGGCCGACAGCGGCACAATCTCACCGGTGGTCTCATCAAGCCTGCCGCTGACGATCAGACCATTATCGCGCAGGCTGTTGATGGCTTTTTCCACGCTCAGGTTACGCTTGCCCGTACCGCGAATGGTTTCCATCAGGGTGCCGGAAATGGTCATCGCCTCCTCGCGGGTCAGCGCGGAATCACCGGCGTCAGAGCGCTGTTTTCTCGGCTTCTGCAGGCGGACGGCATTCAGTTTTTTGAGCAATGTGGCACGTGACATACACAATTCCTCGCATGCGGCCTGATACACCGCTTCTTTGTTGCCATGACCGGCAGCGCTGGCCGCTTCGGCAATGGCAACGAGTCGCTGAGTAAGGACTGGATTCATCACCGCCCCCTCAGATACTGGTCGTGGACTCAGTTTTTTTGCGTAACGCAGCCGCCCGAATAATCTGGTCGATGCGTTCCCATTCTTCGGATGTCAACGTGGGAAAACTAATTTGGACGATTTGTTTGATTGCCAGCTCGTTCAGTCTTTCACCACCACTCTTAATCCGCTCGATGATCTGCAGGTTGTTAGCTATAGTCTTGTCTTCTCGTCTGACCTGCTCGGCAAACATCTGGTTAGTTGCCTCAATCTGATTCCACTTTTCGTCCAGAACTCGCTCCTGATGCCCACGCTGGATCTGGCGGATTTTGCCCTTCAGCAGACGTTCCATTGCCACCATAAAGGGTCTGGTATCTTCGGCGGTTACAGTCAACTGCAGCTGGCTGTCCCGGGTGGTGATGGTGAAACCGTTGGCCATATCGGGTACATGGCGGCACAGGGCAGCGCCCAGCGCCTCTGGTGAGTCAATAACAGCGGTGGTTTTATCCATTATTTTCATCCTCTTGCTGTGCTTCTTTTACCCAGTCCGGTATCACGCTGGTTTCGCGGGCTTCCGGCAGGCTGAATTCCTGACGCAGCTCTTCAAACTGCGCCTGAAGGTCATCGAGCAGGCCCGCCATCATGCCGGTATGGTTGATGCCGGTGCGTTCGGTGTGCTCGGTCAGGGCGTTGAAACCGCTTTTAAGGTCAAAGAACGCGCTGAGAACTCCGCTTTTAAAGCCGGTGACTTCCGTTTCAAGCGCCACGCCTTCTTCGTCCGGTGTTTCAGTGGTGGTGCGGCGAACCAGGCGGGATTTAAGTTCCTCTTTTTCATTGCGCATCGTGCCGAGTTCTTCTTTTTTCTCGGCCAGCATCTGGCGACTGATTTCAAGGTCGGTTTTCAGCTCTTCCTTCTCGCGGGCATGTTTGGCGATCATCTCTTCGGCCAGCTCGAGCAGCGCGGTTTTGTCACCTTCTTTAGCCACCTCAATCAGGGCGCTTTTCTGGTCTTCCGGCAGGCGGCGGAACTGGCGCAGTTCGCGGTAGCCGATACCCATACGGGACATGGATTCCAGGGCTTCTTCGCCGAAGGATTGCAGGTTATTGATTGATTCATTCGCATGTTCAGGGGTGTATCCTAGAAGATTGCAGAATTCTGCCCATGTACCTGAAAACTCAAGACCGTCTTGACCTTTCTTTCCTTTAAGTGATTGATAAAGTTTATTTTCTTTCACAAATGCCATCTTGGAAGTCAAGACGGTCTTGGAAAATTGAGCAAACGCATCAGCCATCTGAGCCTGACCCAGTAACTGGTTCAGCAGGTCACGTTCGTCATTCATCTGGCTGCTGACCGTGGCCATGAGATTCTGAGTGGCCCCAAGTTCTGGATTTAACGCTATGTCTGGAATTAGTTCAGCAGGTTGCGATTTGGTACGTGCCATTTGTGTCTTTCCTTAATTAGTGACTACCAGAGACAATGCGTTGGTTCATTTCATCAATACGCCCCTGAGCGCGGGCCATTTCATTGCTGTGTGCAAGAGCGATTTGCAGAAGTTGAACGCTAAGAGCGAAACGACCGTTGTCCAGCTTCTGGGCCAACCCTTCCTCTATAAGGGTATTTAGTGCGCGATTGATATTCGCCGGAGATTCATCAAGAGCTTTTGCTAGTTCGCTGTTGGAACGGCCTGTCAGTGAAGCCCCTTTTAACGCCTTGAGCACCCGCAGGATGCGACCACCGGATGTGGATGTGATTACTTTGTTCATGTCACATACCTCTTTTCTATATACGAAACACTGTTACACTTATTGCAGTTGTTTCAGGCTGCAACGTTGCCGGGTTTGAGGCCCAGCTTGACGGCGATTTCGTGTGATTGACCGTAGTTAGCTTTGGTCTGGCCGTTGAGAACCCGATAGACCTCACTCCTGGGGTAGCCGTTCTCTCGAGCCCACTGGGTGAAAGTAATTCCCTGTCGGCGAAAGAGCGCTTTGACTTGTTCAGCAGTCATCGTTGTCTCCTTAAGTGATACAACTATGTTTGTACTATGTGTGTTAGATTATTATCCCATAAATGGGATATGTAAAGCGAGAATGGACAAAAATGTCACTTGGCGCACGGTTAAAAGAAGAACGTAAACGTCTCGGATTTAATCAATCTGAATTTGCTGAATTGGTTGGTTCTTCTTATAAGAGCCAGTTGCGATGGGAAAAAGACGAATCCTCGCCAAGTGCTGATGCACTAAACATTTGGGCAGGCATAGGGCTTGATGTGCTTTATGTCGTTACAGGTCAGCGGAGCGCTGACTTACCTCCTCACCTTAACATCCCAAAAATGTCACAAGAAAAGCAGGAGCTAATGGACGCATTTGACAATATGAGCCCAGAACAGCGGAGGGCAATTCTTGAGGTCGGCAAAGTCCTCGTCCAGCCAAAACCAAGCAAGTTTGCAGGCTAAAAATGATAGTCTGGGAAAAGTAATGTGGTCAGCATTGCTGGCTATCAACGACATAAAAATATTATTGGAAAGGGAAATTGAAAATGAGGAATCTGGGGTGGTGTGTGCTTGCGGTTGGTGTTTTTTGGCTGATTATCGCCCTCAATATGGACACGAGTGTTGAGAGTAGTCCTGGGGTTCGAGTTATGAATTTTAGCTTGATGGCACAACAACAGAATCAATTGCTTCTTGGAGCATTGATCTCTTTCGCGGGATTGATGTGTGTGATTTTTGGAAGAAAACATGAATTGGTAAGCATGGCAGCTGATGTAAAGTGTCCGTTCTGTGCTGAACTTATCAAGCCAGATGCAATCCGGTGTAAACATTGTCATAGCGACCTTCCTGCTAAGTCCTCTTTGGTGGATAAGGATCATCTTTTGGCTGAGTTTGAGCGCTTTACTTACCTTAATTTTTTTGATGAAAACGATGCTCTCTGTGAAGTCAAGATTCAGGAGTTTACTGATATTGGACTCAGGTATCTGGACGCTGTTAGGCAGGTGGGTGGGGATAAAGCGACGGCAGAAAAAAGGTTGCTTAGAAAGATTGATGAGCTTGCTTCGATGTTTAACGACGACGTAGCTGAGCAATTTTATCGTCTATGCGTCAAATACTCTCCGTGGTTGGTTATGGGCTAAAAACAAACATAGGTCACCAAAAGTAAGAATGACCTATGTTTTGATGATTAAAAGTTACAGATAACCAGCTCTCTCTTGAGTTCAGCTTTACCCGTTGTCTGCAGGCTGTAGCGGATATCGACCGTCTGAATCCGCAGCCCGGCAAAGGTTTCCCTCATTTCTTCGATATCATTAACCGAAATAACCATTTTCCCACTGATGGTCCGCGCCAGTTCCGCCATGCGTTCGTATTCCTCCAGCCTGAATTCAACGCCATACCCCTCCGTTTTCAGGTACGGCGGGTCACAATAAAAAAGCGTATGGGGGCGATCGTACCGCTTAATGCAGGTAGCCCAGTCCAGATGCTCAATGGTGGTTCTGGAAAGCCGCAGGTGAGCCAGCGACAGTTCTTCTTCGATGCGCAGCAGGTTAAGGCGTGGTGCGCTGGTGGTAGTGGTGCCAAAGGTATGATCGGCCACCTTACCGCCAAAAGCCTGTTTCTGCAGGTAGAAGAAGCGGGCCGCCCGTTGAATATCGGTCAGTGTTTCTTCCGGGGTATCCTTCATCCAGCGGTATATCTGGCGACTGACCAACGCCCATCTGAACTGCCGGACAAACTCATCAAGGTGATGTTTGATTACCCGATAGAGATTGATCAGTTCGCCGTGAATGTCATTGATGACCTCAACCTTGCTGGGCTCTTTCATGAAGTACAGAGCCGCCGCGCCGCAGAACGGCTCCACGTAGCAGGTGTGTGACGGAAATAACGGAAGAATATGTCTGGCCAGGCGGCGTTTGCCCCCCATCCACGGTAATACCGGCAAAAACTGAGATTTCATATTCTGTAAGCCTTTTTCATTGAATGAAAATGCAGTAGGCTTAATCTGTCTCGCGAGACGGACTGAGCCATGATGTGACTCACAGGAATGCGCTGTGCGTTACTGGCCTGCAGGATGTTGACGCATCCTGCAGGCCGCTCTTTCTTTGCCTTATCATCCTGACCTTTGTACCTCTGCAAATATTCTGCCCGGGGGCAAATTACTCCTTACCCCGACATGCCGCACACTGACTCCTGATTTATTCAGCCTTTTGGCCTTCTTCAGGAGAACCATATGTCACTACTTCACAAGGTCCGCCATCAGCGGCTCCGCAGTTGGATCATCCTCGCCGTTGTTCTGTTGGCCGCTATCGCCATCATTTCCCCGGAGCAGCTCGGCGTCACACTGTATAAGCTGTCGCTGGTTTCCATTGCTGCCATTCTCGGCTACCACCTTGATCGGGCACTGTTTCCCTATGCCAGTCCGGGTAGCTATCTGATAGATGACTGGAAAGAGAATCTCGGCAAGCCGGTACCGGTGAACCGCAATGAGCCTGAGTTCCCCGTGGCAACGGGTTACGAGCTGATTTTTGCCGCTGTTCTGCTGCGACGGGCACTGATTGTCGCGGCGATCTGTATCGGCGTGACGATGGGGCTCTGACGATGATCCGACTCGCGCTGTCCCTCATCCTGCTTTGCCTGCTGAGTGGTTGTCACCCGGTCTTTGCGGCCAGCATTCCGGTTGAGGCCCGGCAATACCAGCGCGAGCTGACCCGCAATGCCCGTGCTGTCTGGGGGCTCAACGCTCCGGTATCCACCTTCGCCGCCCAAATCCATCAGGAATCACAGTGGAACGCCCGCGCCCGTTCTCCGGTCGGAGCGCAGGGGCTGGCACAGTTTATGCCCGCCACCGCCAGCTGGATTGCCGGTATTTACCCTGAGCAGCTGAAAGACCATCAGCCGTACAACCCGTCATGGTCCATGCGTGCGCTGGTGCAGTACAACCGCTGGCACTGGCAACGTATCACCGGTACCGCCAGCGACTGTGACCGCATGGCTTTTGCGCTGTCGGCCTATAACGGCGGTCTGGGCTGGGTCCAGAAAGACCGGAAGCTGGCCACCAGTCACGGGCTGGATGCCAGTCGTTACTGGAACCAGGTCGAAAAGGTGAATGCGGGCCGGAGCGCTGCCAACTTTCGCGAGAACCGGGGTTATCCCCTGAAAATCATCTACACCTGGCAACCGCGCTATCTGGCAGCGGGCTGGGGACCGGGAGAATGCCATGACGTCGACTGAGTGGGTGAAAGTGATCGCCCGTTACCTGTTGTGGGCAGCGCTGATACTGGGGTCGGTCTGGTTTATCTGGCATCAGGGATACGAGCGCGGGGAAGCGGATGTGCGCCTTGAGGTTGCGAATCAGAAAACGCAGCAGGCCGCCGACTCCCTGAATCAGTTTATCGACGGGGCCAGGCAACTGACTGCGCAGGCAAATCAGGCCAGCACCTTACTGGCACAACAAATCAACGCCCGCCAGCAGGCGGATGAAAAATCCACGGAGGCCATTCGTGAGGCTCTCAAAAAGAACGCTGCCAGTCGTGCTGGTTGCAGGTTTGATGCTGACGTCATGCAGGAACTCGCCGGAGCCCGTGAGAGAGCAGCAACTGCCGCTTCCTCGGGTCTTACCCGCGAGGATGACCGTACCATGCCCTCGTCCGGTGTTTCCGGCAAGTAGCAGCATGGACGATCTCGCGGTGGCTCAGAAGCAGTTATATGACCAGTACGGCCTGTGCGCCGGCCAGCTGGTTGAAGTCATCAAGTGTGCCCAGGAGGGTAACTGTGGGAATAAATGAACTGAGATTCGACTGGGCATTTTTGCAATGGGCAGTGATGGCGGTGGTCGGTGTCTATACCTGGCTGATTGGTCGCCAGTCCGCCAGTCAAAAGGAATTGCTGGAGCTGCGCACCCGCATCACCACCGTTGAAGCGCAGATTAAATCGGTGCCAACGCAGTCGCAAATCACCGAGCTCATCGCAAAACTGAGCCGTACTGAAGCCCAGATGCACGGGATGCAGGAGCAGATAGCGGCCACCTATCGTCGTACTGAGAATATTGAAGCCTATCTGCTGCAGAAGAAATAACGGAGGACCCATGAACTTTGCCAGTTTTTTGCGTGAGGACCAGCGCCTCGTAATGCTGCGTTTTTTATCCGAAATGCCGAGCTACAGCTCCAACAGTTCCGTCATTTACCAGGCGCTGACCCGCTATGGCCACGCCCCCAGCCGCGATCAGATTAAATCAGAACTGCGCTGGCTTGAAGAGCAGGGTCTGGTGACGGTTGAAGATATCGGGACGGTGCTGGTTGCCCGCCTGACTGAACGCGGCGCTGATGTGGCTGCGGGTCGGGCTATTGTGCCTGGCGTGAAGCGTCCCGGCGCGGGGGGCTGATATGGGAAGAAAGTCCACGATTCACCGTCTGGAGCCTGACGTCCGCGCCCATATCGAGCGCCGCCTGCGGGAAGACCGTATGACGCTGGATGAGCTGCTGGCCGACATTCACGAGCACTTCCCTGGCGAGGATGCACCCAGCCGCAGTGCGCTGGGTCGTTATAAGCAGACGTTTGGCGAAATGGTCAGTCGCATGCGCGAACAGGACCAGATGGCCCGCCTCCTGGTCAGTGAACTGGGAGAGAATCCCGACGAACGCGCCGGTGCCCTGATGGTTCAGGCCGTCACCACGCTCACCACCCATGCCGCCTTTACCGCCCAACAGGAAGAAGATCCGGATATTGATACGGTGCGCCACCTTGCCAGAGCAGCAAAAGACGTCCTGCAGTCGCGTAAGGCCAGTCTCGATGAGCGTCGCGAGATTGAGCGTACCGCCCGCGAGCGTCTGTTGCGCGAGCAGGAAGAGAATCTGAAAGAGACGGCCAGAGCGCAGGGGTTAAGCGAAGACCAGGTGCAGTTCTGGCGTGAGCGCGTGCTGGGGATCAAGTGATGAAACCATTAGCGTCCACCATCCGTACCGTTGAATGGGACGAGCTTCCGGCGCGGGCCCGGGAAATCCCGTTCGGCTTCAACCCGTTTGCCGACGGTGTGCTGATGGCCCACCAGGTCGAATGCCTCAAATTTGATGTGTCCATTCTGGCTATCCCGAAGGGGCGACGTACCGGTATCACCTTCGCATGGGGGCTGAATTCCACTCTGATAGCCGGTGCCCAGAAAGCGGCTGGCGGCGATAACGTCTATTACATCGGCGATACCAAAGAGAAAGGTCTGGAGTTCATTGGCTACGTGGCCAAGTTCGCCCGCGTCATCGCAGCCCAGCAGGCGCAGGACGTCTCGTCGATTGAAGAATTCCTCTTTGAAGACCAGGACGAACAGGGCAACACCCGGATGATTGCGGCCTATCGCGTCCGCTTCGCCAGCGGGTTCCAGGTTGCTGCGCTCTCATCCCGTCCGGCCAACATCCGTGGTCTGCAGGGCGTCGTGGTTATCGACGAAGCGGCATTCCACCAGGATGTACAGGGCGTACTGGATGCAGCGACCGCACTGCTTATCTGGGGTGGTCGTATCGTTATCATCAGTTCCCATAACGGTAAGAACAACCCGTTTTGTCAGTTCTGTAATGATATTGAGGCGGGCCGCTATGGCGATGATGCCGCCGTATTTACCGTGACCTTTGATGATGCTGTCGCCAATGGCCTGTTTGAGCGGGTCTGCGCCATGAAAGGCGAAGCGGCAACCGTCGAGGGGAAAAAGACCTGGTATAACCGTATCCGTAACGCCTATGGCCCGCGTAAAGCGGCGATGCGTGAGGAGCTGGACGCCATCCCGCGTGACGGTAACGGTATCTGTATTCCCGGTGTCTGGATCGAACGGGCCATGCCGGAGGAACGACCCGTCATCCGTCTCGCGCTGGATGATGACTTTATCCATATGACCGAGGCAGAGCGAGCGGCATGGGGTAATGACTGGATTGACAGGGAGCTGCGCCCGGTGATGGCAGAAACCCTGAACCCGGAGCTGCGTCACGTGTTTGGTATGGACTTCGCCCGCCACCGTCACTTTTCCTCCATCGTACCGATGGCCATCATGCAGAATCTGTGTCGCGATGTTCCGTTCCTGCTGGAGCTGAACAACGTGCCCTCAGCGCTGCAGCAGCAGATCCTGTTCTGGCTTATTGAGCATCTTCCCCGCCAGTCAGGCGGAGCGATGGATGCCACCGGGCCGGGGATGGTACTGGCCGAGTATACCGCTGACCGCTATGGTCGCCCGCGTATCGCGGAGATTAGCCTGAACCGCAAGTGGTATGGCTTCTGGATGCCGAAATTCACCGGACTGTTTGAGGACAGCATGATCATCCTGCCGCGCGATGAGAACACCGCGCAGGACCTGCGGGCAGTGGAAAACATCGATGGCGTGCCGATGGTGGCCAGCCTGGAGAAAAAAGACCTCAAAGACCCCGAACTGGTGCGTCACGGCGATACGGCGATTGCCGGTTGCCTGGCGAACTATGCCGCCCTGAATCTGGCCACGGAGATCGCGTTTGAGTCCACCGGTGAGCGCGATATTTTCCGCGTGCTGTCAGGCTTCGGCGACAGCAGCAGCGCCGGGGAATTCACTGACACCGGATTCGGTACCGTGCGTGGCATTAATGACTTTGGAGGATTCCTGTGAGTCGCAAAAAACAAAAAAGACAAATGCCATCAAAACCCTCATCCACACCACGTCCTGAACTGGGGCGCGAGTTTGCCTCGACCGGTGACGGGCGCGATATCACCCGCCCGTGGATTGGTGCGCTGGCATTATCCGATGACAGCGTTCTGCAGCATCGCGGCGCACCTGACCTGAAGATATACCGCGAGGTACTGAGCGACGATGAGGTCAAGTCGGCCTTCAGCCAGCGTCAGGATGCACTGATATCCCGTGAGATTAAGGTCGAGGCCGGTGGCGAACGCCCGGTGGATATTGAGGCGGCAGACGCCATGCGCCAGCAGATAGACGCGCTGGGCTTCGACCGCATCACCCGTCTGATGCACTATGGCGTGTTCTATGGCTATGCGGTGTCAGAGCTGATTTATGGTGTCCGGGATAATTTATTGTGGATTGACGACATTAAGGTCCGCGACCGTCGCCGCTTCCGTTTCAGCCCGAAAGGCGAACTGCGCCTGCTGACTCCACAGAACATGATGGCCGGTGAGCCCTGCGAGGGGCCGTATTTCTGGTCATTTTCCACCGGAGCAGACCACGATGATGAACCCTACGGTCTGGGACTGGCACACTGGTTGTACTGGCCGACATTCTTCAAGCGCAACGATATCAAGTTCTGGCTGATTTTCCTGGACAAGTTCGGGATGCCGACCGTCGCCGGGAAACATCCCGAAGGGGCCACGCCGGAGCAGAAACGTAACCTGCTGGCGCTGACCCGGGCCATTTCGACCGACAGCGGCGTCATTATGCCCGAGGGGATGAGCGTCGAACTGATGTCAGTGGCCCGTTCCGGTGCCGCTGACTACCAGGCAATGTACAGCGCGATGAATGAGGCCATCCGCCGCGTGACGGTGGGCCAGATATCCAGCTCAGGTGGCGCGGCAAAGGGTATCGGTGGAAACGAGTCTCTGCAGGACAAGGTACTGGACTCCATCGTCAAGGCCGATGCGGATGTTATCTGCGAGTCCTGGAACCGTGGCCCGGGGAAATGGTTTACCGAGTTTAACTTCCCTGATGCCGCAGTGCCGGTGGTGTCCCGCGTCTTCGAAGAGGCGGAAGACCTGAAAGACCGGGCTGAGCGCGACAAAACCATCAGCGAGACCACCGGCTATCGTCCGACGCTGGCCACCATTAAAGAGACCTATGGCGGTGAGTGGGAGCAGAAGCCTGAGCCGGTATCATCTGCCCCCCACGCCGCTGCGCCGTCGTCATTTGCGGAGCATGACCCGGACCATAACGAGACCGCCACGCTGATGGCCGGTCGCCTCAATACTGAACTGCGCCCGGTCATGGACGGCTGGATCAATCAGATAAAAGCGCTGGTTGACTCTGCTGAGACCGCCGACGAGCTGCGCGACGGTCTGACGGCACTGATACCCGATATGTCGCTTGATGACTATGCCCGCATTCTGGGTGAAGCCATGTCCGCTGCTGCCCTGGCAGGACGCAACGATCTGCTGGAGGAAATGAATGGCCGGTAACGTCAGCTATGGCTCGCTGCCGTTCAGCGAGCAGATCGCCTTCTTCCGTCGCAAGTTCAGTACGAAGACCGATGCCTGGACAGACGTCTATGGCTCCGCGCACGATAATGAGTTTATGGTTGCCGGAGCCAACCGCGATGCCCTGCTGGCAGACCTGCGTACCGCAGTCGAGAAAAGTCTTGACGGTGGTACGCTGGAAACCTTCCGTAAGGACTTCGCGGCCATCGTTGCCCGTTATGGCTGGAGTTATAACGGCGGTTTTGAGTGGCGCTCCCGCACCATTTACGAGACGAACCTGCGCAGCGCTTACATGGCCGGGCGCTACCAGCAACTGATGGACATGCGCGATACCCATCCGTACTGGGAGTATGTCCACAGCGATGTGGTTGAGCATCCGCGCCAGGACCATCTGGGCTGGAACGGTATGGTGCTGCGGGCGGATGACCCGTGGTGGATTTACCATTTCCCGATCAATGCCTGGGGCTGTCAGTGTAGTGTGATTGCCCGCACCGAAGATGATCTGCGACGCATGGGCAAAGACGGCCCGGATACTGCTCCCCCCATCAAATTCATTACCCGCGAAATTGGTCAGCGCAGCCCGGGTGGCCCGAGGACCGTTATTGTGCCGGAAGGGATTGACCCGGGGTTTGAGCATACCCCTGGCCGCAGCCGGTATTTCAGCGAGGTACCGCCGCCCCGAGGCGGCAGTCCGGTCGGAGACGGTCCGTTCACGCCGATAGCAGAAGCCCCGGCCAACCCTGCACCACTACCCGCGCCGCGCCCGGCTCCAGTGCCTGAAGGCGAGACCGACCCGGTGGACGCCTTCCTGCAGCTGTTCGGCGCGACCGGCGATCGGGACGCGGCGTTCCGCGACCCGACGGGCCAGCGCATCGCCATTGGCAGTGACATGTTCGAGTCGCCGGAGGGTCAGGGTCAGATATCGCTGACACTGGCGCAGGCACTGCAACTGGCAGAGACCATTCAACACCCCGATGAAATCTGGGCGCAGATTGTCTGGTTGCCGGAAGAGCAGCAGTCGCTGGTCAGACGCCATTATCTGGCCCGTCTGCAGCAGGAAAGTGAAGCTGACCCGTTGTCAGTCGTGTTCGCAACAGGCCGGGATGGCTGGGCTGGTAACATTTCAACTGACGATACGCTGCTGCAGTCGCTGCGCCAGGGTATCAGCCTGTGGTCGCGGGAGGACTGACGATGTCGGGTGTGACGCTGACGTTTGATGCCCAGGATGCACTGAGCCGACTGTGGGATGCCCGGACCGAAATGATGCGCCCGGCACCGCTGCTGCGTTCAATGGGAGAGCGCCTGCTTGAGTTTCACCAGAAACGATTCCAGGAACAAAAGTCCCCTGACGGTATCGAATGGGCTGCACTTAAGCCCCGGTACCAGCGGCGTAAGCGGAAAAACGCGGACAAGGTTCTCACCCGCGACGGCTATCTGCGAAATACCCTCCGCTGGCAGGTGAATGCCGATGAGCTGCTGTTCGGTACGAACCGGGTCTATGGTGCCATTCACCAGTTCGGCGGGACCATCGAAATCGCCGCCCGCAGTCAGCAGGCGTATTACCGACAGAAGAAAAACGGCAAGGTTGCCAGTCAGTTCGTCCGTAAGTCGAAATCAAACTACTCACAGTGGCACACCATTGCGGCCTACAAAATTAAGATTGAGGCCCGCCCGTGGCTGGGGGTGTCAAAATCAGAGGGAGAAACGCTTATCGATATGGCGAAAAACTACCTGCAGGGGGCGTTTAACTGATGTCGACGTCAGACGCCCTGTAACGCGTTCTGGTGGTCGCCTGGCTACGATGACGCAATCCACGCTGGCGACCCGTATTATAATACGTTTTAATACGGTTCCCGGCCATTTTCCTCCCCCGCGCTGGCCCTCAGTTTTACCTTCCGTCCCGTTTTTATCTGTCCGTGGGCAGATTACCCCCTGAATGCGTTTCGCCATGATGTCGTCATAACCCCTGACAACCAGAATGACGACAGCCATGACGACGAGCACAGCTAAAGCGACACTTGCGGTTTTTGCCCCCGGCACCCACACCGCGATGGATGGACGGACCATCACGTTCACCCCCGAAAACTGCATTGACCTGGCCAACAGCTACGACCCTTCAGTATCGGAAGCCCCGTTTGTCATCGGGCATCCGAGCCTGACCGCTCCGGCGTATGGCTGGGCGGAACGCCTCGAGTACCGTGACGGCATCGTCTATGCCGCGCCGCGTCAGGTGAATCCGGCCTTTGCGGAAGCCTTCAACGCGGGCAGCTACAAAAAACGCTCCCTCTCTATTTATCAGCCTGACAGCCCCGGCAACCCGAAACCCGGTCATTTCTATGCCCGCCACGTGGGTTTTCTGGGGGCCGTCCCTCCTGGCGTCAAAGGGCTCCCTGATGCGCAGTTCGCAGAGGCCAGCGGCGATAACGGCCCGCTGGAATTTGCCCTGCCGTGGGAAGCCGACAACCTGGCCAGCCTGTTTCAGTCGATTCGCGACTGGGTGATTCAGGAGACAACCATCGAGCAGGCCGATTCCATCATTCCTCAGTGGCGTATCCAGTCGATTCTGGACTCGGCCACTGATGAACGTAAGTCAATCTCACCACTGGCATATGCCGAGGAGACCAATGTGGACCCGAACAAAACGCCCACCGTTACGGCGGAGGAGCTCGCCCGGCGCGAAACAGCGCTGGCAGAGCGTGAAGATAAACTGCGCCAGGATGAAGAAGCCGCAAAACTACGTGATGCGAAGGCGCGCCGCGATGCGGTTGTCAGCTATGCAGACGGGCTGGTTACAGCCGGATCTATCCTTCCACGCCAGAAGAACACGGTGGTAGAGGTACTGCTCAGCCTTGATACCACGCCGCTGTCTTTTGCCGATGGTGATGCCACGGTGAACAAAACGCCGGAAGAGTTGCTGCGCGATGTGCTGAGCCAGAAGCCCAAAGTGATGGACTTCAGCGAGAAAACCCCGCCTGCAGATAATGATGCGCTTGATTTTGCCGATGCTTCCGCGCTGGCCACTGCCGCACAGAACTATCAGGCAGAGCAGGCTAAACAGGGTCGCACCATCTCCATGACGGACGCCGTTAACCACGTGAAGAAAGGAGCCCAGCAATGAATATTCCGGGTCTGATCACCTGCCATAAGGCAGAAGTGGCACTGGCTGCGCGTCGTATGGTCACGCATGGCACGGTGCCGGACGAAATCACTCTGGCCGTCGATGGCAGCAAGCTGATTATCGGTGTCACCACCCTCGTTGCTGCCAGCGTCGGGGAACCCGCTGATGTGGTTCGCAGCCAGCTGACACCGGTCATCTATGGTGGTGATGTTGTCGCCGGTGACCCGCTGACGGCTGATGCTGAAGGTCGTGCAATTCCGGCCACTGCGGGTCAGTTCTATCTCGGCTTTGCGGAGTATGACGGTGCCGAAGACGATCTCGGCTCTGTCTGGATTGCTCCAGGCAAACTTCCGGCCGCCAGTGGCGGTTGACAGCTAAACCGGCAGCAGCATCAGGAGAAAACTATGTCGCGCATTGTACTGACCCTCGACCAGATACGGAGTCTTGCCTCCTTTGCTGAAGGAGAAGGTCAACCCGCTTACATCATCACCGAAAGTACCATCCCGGCTTTTGAAGCTGACGATGGTTCGGTGGTTCCCGAATATACCGGCCTGATTGTTTATTCCGAATCAGAGCAAAGCAGCGTACTGCAGTTAGCTGACCAGTAACCGGCAATTAACGTTTGTGGCCGGTTTATCCGGCCCTTTTCAGGAGTTCAAGAGTATGGCCAAAGCACCGTTTCCCATTGACCCCCACCTGACGGCGATTGCCATCGGGTATCGTAACCTCTCCCTGATTGCCGACAGCGTGTTACCGCGTGTGCCGGTGGGGAAAGCAGAATTTAAATGGTGGAAGTTCGATCTCGGTCAGGGCTTCACCGTACCGACCACCACCGTCGGACGGACGTCACAGCCCAATCAGATTGAGTTTGATGCGGACGAAGAGACCTCATCTACGAACGATTATGCGCTCGATGCACCGGTTCCTCAGTCCGATATTGATAACGCTCCGGCAAATTATGACCCGCTGGGTCATGCCACCGAGCGCGTGTCCGACATCATCCTGCTTGATCGCGAAGTCCGCACCAGCAAAGAGGTGTTTAACGCAGCCAATTACCCTGTGGGTAATAAAGAAAACCTGGCTGCTGCTGACCAGTGGGACAAAGACACGAGCAAACCGATTAAGAAAATTGTTGCTGCGCTCGACAAGATGATCATGCGTCCGAATGTGGCAGTACTGGGCCGCGCAACTGCAACGGCTCTGCGCCAGAACCCGTCGATCGTGAAAGCCTATAACGGTACGCAGGGTGAAGATGGCCTGGTACCACTTGAATATATCCGCCAGTTGCTGGAGCTCGATGAAATTATTGTGGGCTCGGCGTTCGTCAATATCGCCCGACCGGGTCAGAAGCCGGTGCTGGTCCGTGCCTGGGCCAACCATGCCGCCTTTATCTACCGCAACCTGCTGGCCGATACCCAGGGTGGCGTGACCTTTGGCTTTACTGCTCAGTCGGGTTCCCGGGTGGCGAACTCCATTACCGATCCAGATATTGGCATGCGTGGTGGCCAGCGCGTCCGTGTCGGCGAGTCCGTGCGTGAGCTGATTGTGGCTGGCGACTGCGGCTACTTCTTCCAGAATGCCGTATCGGCATAAGCGGAGGCGAGTGATGGCCGTGACCTGGTATATCTCCCTTGCTGAACTGGCTGACCGCCCGGGTGCGGTCGAACTGTCTCAGGTGACTCAGCTTCCGGGCAAGCCTCCGGCCCGACCGGAGCTGCTGGATGCGGTGTTGCGTGGGGAAGAGACCACGTCATGGCCTCCTGCTGAAGTGGCAGTGGCCCTTGAGGTGGTAGAGCGCATTGGCGGTGCGGTGGAAGAAGCCCAGAACCTGATTGACGGTTATCTCCGTCAGCGTGGTTACACCCTGCCGCTGGTGAAGGTCCACCCGATTCTTAGCAGTTGGGGCCGCTCCGTCGTGCGCTACAAGCTGCATCAGCACCGCATTTCTGATGAACGGACAGACCCGATTGTCCGTGATTACCGCGATGCGATGAAACTGATGGAGCAGCTGGCCAACGGCAAATTCAGCCTCGGCGCAACCGATACGCAGAAACCCGCTGGAGGTCCGCCGATGGTGGATGGCCCCGGTCGCACATTCAGCATGGACTCACTGCGGGATTTCGGAAAATGAGCAGCGAACCGTTTTCCATCAGTCTGATCGTCGAGCGCCTGCAGCCACTGACGCCGTCCCCGCTGAGCTTCCTCGGCACCATCGTCGAATACAGCCAGGTGACGGAGTTATCCGGTTTTGCGGTCCCCGGGGCGTATGTGCTGATGGGGCCTGAGCGCGGTGTTCCGGGGAACGGGAGTCGGGCACAGGTTGCCGAGGCGGTCTTCGGTGTGGCCGTTGCCGTGCGCAACTATGGTCAGGGGGCCGACGGTCTGACCCATGAAATCAGCCCGCTGATTGGCCAGATACGCGACCAGCTGATTGGCTGGGTGCCGGGGACGCTGGCCACAACCGGCATCCAGTGGGTCAAGGGCGACATTCTGGACTATGACGGCGGCACACTGCTGTGGATGGACACATTCCAGGTCAATCACGTAATTGGGGGCAGACGATGCCAGAAGTAAAACTGCTGCAGCCGCACACCCACGCGGGAAAACGTCTTGCAGCCGGTGAAACTCTCACCGTCAGCGATACCGAGGCCACCTGGCTCCGGGAGCATAACGTCATCGAGTTTGTACTGCCGGTCGTGAGCGACGTGCAGAACAGCCGTGGCAAAAACAAACAACAGGAGCCGGAAGACAATGGCGCAGCTTGAAACCTACTACTACGGCCAGGGGAAAGTGTTCCTGGCTCCCCGTCAGGCGAACGGGAAACCCGGCGCGTTCCGTTGGATTGGTGACGTCTCAGCATTGTCGCTGGCGCTCACTGTCGAACGCCTTAATCACAAAGAGAGCTACTCAGGACGCCGGGGCACGGTACGCAGCTTCGTCACCAATCAAGATGGCACACTGACATCAACCTGGCATGATCTGGCCCCGGAGAATCTGGCCGTGGTGCTGTACGGCGAGCAGGTTGTGATCCCCGCAGGTACCATCACCGGAGAGCTTCTTCCGGCAGGTATTGTTGCGGGTGAGCGCTACATTCTGGACCATCAGCGTGTCAGTGATGTTGTTATCGGCACCCTGGTTGAGGGAACCGACTACGAAGTGGATTACACCTACGGTGCGATCACCTTCCTGACCGCTCAGGCAACTGCGCCGTCCGTGAATTATGGCTATGCGGGCTCTGTGAACACCACGCTGTTCACGCAGCAGCCGGAAGATTTTTACCTGCGCTTTGAGGGGATCAACCTTGCGGAAGGCGGCGCGGCGAAAATTCTGGAGCTTTACAAAATCTCCTTCTCCCCGGCTTCTGCACTGGCGCTGATTCAGGGTGACACTTCGCTGGCCGGACTGGAGACCACCTCCACCGTGCTTTACGACAATGCCCGACCGGACGATCCGACCATCGGCCGCTTTGGCCGCGTCATTGATGTTGCGGAGCCGGTCGCATGAGTCAGCAGAAATCCCCCGATTCAGAAGACGATCTGAGCGTGCTGCTCTCCACCCGCAATATCACGATTGCGGGTCGTGGGCTGGTCATCCGCGAATACAACCTGATGGATATGTTGCAGCTGGGTGACAAGCTGGATGCGCTTACCCACAGTCTGGCGGAGGTTATGCAGACACCGTGGCCACCGCTGGAAGAGATTGAAGGCGTTCTGCGAAAGCACGCTGGTGATATCCCGGAACTCATTGCCTGTACCGTGGAACAACCCATCCAGTGGGTTGCGCTGCTACCAGCCAGTGACGGTCAGACCCTGATTGACTGGTGGTGGACCCAGAACCGTCGTTTTTTTATGAACGCTGTCGTCCGGCTGGAAACCATCAGGGCAACACGGGCGAAATTGTCGGCTTCGGCAGCATCTTCGCAACCCTCATCCGGGCCGGACACGACCCGGGCAGGCTCGGAAGCTACACCCTCCGCCAGCTGACGCTGTATTACAGCGAAGCGCTACGGCAACACCGGCAGGCCTGCATTGACCGCGTTATTGACGTCAATGCCGCCTATGCCGGTGGTAACTACGCCACTCAGCGGGTGAATGCCCTGAAATCCTGATCGGGGCTTTTTCTTCCTTTATATACAGGTGCGTCATGGCCGATAACTCCACCCTCAATTTAATGCTGAAAATCCGCGCCGACCTCGCGGATGCCAGCCGTGCCCTGCAGGGGCTGGCCGGAGATGTGGAAGACGTTGGCTCTGCAGCAACAACCAGCTCACAGAAACTCAGTGCCACCGCCCGGGCGCAGGATAGCGTCGCCGAATCAGCCCGTAGCCACGCTCAGGAAGAGCAGCGTGCCGCCGCCGCTGCGTCACAGACCGGCGATGCCGTCCAGCAGGCGGCGACAGATTATGCCGGTTATCAGGCTGCTATCGCCCGCACCCGGGCCGAGATGGGCTCGCTTCAAAGTGGTATGGACGGCACCACGGCAGATATTGATGCCCAGCGGGCTGCGTTGACCGCCCTGGTCAACCGCATCGACCCGGTAGTCGCTGCCTATGGCCGACTGGATGACATGCAGGAGCAGCTGAGCACATTCCGTGGTGCGGGTCTCGTCGGGGATGATGATTTCGAGCAGTACTCCTCACGCCTGAACGAACTGCGCCTGCAGGTGGAAAAATCCGCTCATGCCGCGACCGATGCCGGGCGCAAGGAAGCGGCTGCAGCCCGGGAAGCCGCACAGGCAGAAGCCCAGGCTGCGGCCACCAAAGAACAGTTCATCAACCGGCTGCGCGAGCAGGCCGAGACCATGAACCTGACCACCGCAGAGCTGCTGCAGTACAAAGCGGCACAACTGGGTATTTCGGCAGAAGCAGCTCCCTTTATCCAGAAGATTACCGATCAGAATGCCGCCATGAGTAAAGGCGGCATCAGCGCCGGTCAGTATGCGCAGGCTATGCGATACCTGCCGATGCAGATAACCGACGTTGTCACTTCGCTGGCCAGCGGAATGCCGGTCTGGCTCGTGGCCATTCAGCAAGGCGGGCAAATCAAGGACTCGTTTGGCGGCGTGGGCAACACCTTTAAAGCGCTTCTGAGTATCATCACCCCCGCCCGTTTAGCGATGGGAGGGCTGGCTGGTATTGTTGCGGCGGCAGGGATTGCTGCAGTTTCGGCGATGAATGACCAGGATGCCTTTAACAGCTCGATCCAGAAAACCGGCAACTATGCCGGTGTGACCTCCGGCGAACTGGAGCAGATGGCCCAGCAGGGTGGCCAGTTACGCGGCAATTACAGTCAGGTGCGCGATATCCTGAATGGACTGGTCAGCAGTGGTCGGTTTACTGGCGAAACGCTGAACTCAGTAGCCCAGGCTGCGACGTTGATGGCGGAACTGTCCGGCGACTCGGCGGATCAGGTCGTGTCGAACTTCCTCAAGATGAGCGACAGCGCAACCACGTGGGCCGCCAACACCAACCAGCAATATCATTTTCTGGATCTGGAGACCTACCAGCGTATTCAGAGTCTGGAGGACCAGGGGCGAAAAGAGGAAGCCATTGAGGTCGCCTCGCAGGCATTTAAAAAAGCCAGTGAAGAGCGTCTTCGGACAATGGAGCAACAGCTTAACCGTGTAGCAAGAGCATGGGGTAATGTCAAAGTAGCTGCTACCGGTGCCTGGGAGTCATTCAAAAGTAAAGCCAGTGGCGCACTTGGTCTGGATGCTCCAGCCAAAGAACTGGCCGATAAAATTAAAGTTTTAGAAGACAGGATCGCCGGTGCAGGTAGTGAAACTTTTATTGCAATGCAGCCTCGTGAATATCAGGAGTCAGTGAAGCAATATAAAGACGATCTGGCAGCACTTAAGGAATTGCAAGCCGCTGAGAAAAAAGAAGCTGCTGAAAAAGCCCAGCGGCAGAAAATTAATGATGATGCTATTGCTGCAACTGAGACGCTGAGGAAGGTCTGGGCCAATAACCGGACTGATATTGAGAAAGAATATTATGCGGTTAAAGACCTTCAAAAAACCTACCAGGCAATGTGGGCCACTGCTGACGGTCGAAAGGAGCTCCAAGACCGTGGCGTCACTTCCGCCGACGGTGAAAATTTTTCCGGCGGTCAGTGGGATACCGACACGAAAGCGCTGGATAAATCCGGTCAGAAGGCAGAGCAGTACAACAAACAGCTGCAGCAGACGCTGAACCAGAAAAAAGCCATCACCGAGCTGGACCGCGTCGAGGCTGAAATCCGCAACGGCACGCTCTCAAGTGCGACCAAAGCACAACAGGATGAAGCCCGGGCGCTGGCCAAAAAAATTGATGCGGCCAACGCGGCCAACAAGGCGACAAAAGAAGGTCAGTCCCTCGCTAAACAGCAGGAAACATCTAATAAAAATTTCGTCAAACAGCTTGAGGATCAGGCAGCAAAACGCACTCAGGGCGCAGCAGCCACCCGTGCCCAGGAAATTGCCACACGTAACCTGACCGCCGAGCAACGTCGCCAGGCGGAAGCAGCCAACGCCGCCATCACCGCCCAGGAGTTTAAAGGCCAGAACCTTCAGCTGCAGCTGGAGTACATGCGCGACACTGGCGACACCGCTGGTGCATCGATGCTCGAGCTGCAGAACCGCGTATCCGACCTGCGCCGTGAGTTTGAAGCCAGCGGCAACACCGAAGGGCTGAACTGGCTCGATAAGCTGCTGCCGGTCGCTGAAACCAAAATCCGCGTCGATGACCTCAAAAAACAACTGGACGACCTTTTCACTTATCAGTCCCAGCAGGAAACCAGTATTCAAGCGCAGGTTCAGGGTGGCCTGCTTAATGAAATTCAGGGGCGGCAGCGTCTCGTCCAGCTTCATCAGGAAGTTGGCGACAAAATCAAGGGATACCTCCCTCAACTGAAGGAACTGGCCACTACACCCGGTGAAGCGGGTGACAAAGTCCGGGAAATGATCCGCCAGCTGGAAGAGCAGCTCGGCAAGCTGAATCAGGCAGGGAATGAGCTGACGCAGACATTCCGGGAGGGGCTGCAGAGCGGTATCGAGAGTTCCCTGATGGGACTGGCCAAAGGCACAATGAACCTGCGGGATGCTGTGAAAAATCTCGCCCTCACCATCATTAACAGCATGGCGCAGATGGCGGCACAGCAGCTGGCGCAGATGGCCACCTCCAGCCTTATCGGGAGCAGTGGCGGCATGGGTGGACTGATGGCCAGCGTCTTTGCCGCCGATGGTGGTCAGGTTCGTGGCCCGGGGAGCACAACCTCAGACTCCATTCCGGCGATGCTCTCCGACAAGGAATTTGTGACCCGCGCCGCTGTGGTTCAGCAGCCCGGTGCGCTTGACTTCCTGCACGCGTTCAACCGCCACGGTATGGCTGCAGTGCAGGGCTGGTTGCCGCGCGTGCGTCATGCCACGGGCGGACTGGCTGGCATCCCGGCGCAGAATATGCCGGTCCCGACTACCGTCCCCGAAACAGCGATGGCTACGCCCGCTCCAGCATCGCAGCAGCCCATCAGCCTCCAGCAGCAACTGGTGCTGGACCCGTCCGAGGTTTATACCGCCGGAGCGCAGACACTGGCTGGCCAGCGCCAGTTCATCACGTCGCTCAAAGCGCAGGTACCGACCCTGAAACAATGGCTGGGGATGAATAAATGACGACGTTATTTCCCTGGCTGGCAGACCCCGACTGGTCCCGTGGCGTGACCGAGCAGCTTGAGTGGAAGACCGACGTGCTGCAGTCGCCTACCGGCGCGGAGCAACGTATTTCCCGTCGTCTCTCGCCTCGCCGGACGTTTGAGTTCACAACACTGGTGCATGACACGGGCCGTCAGCGTTTTGAGAATATGTTATGGCAGGGCTGTGCCGGCACATGGGCCATGCCGGTGTATCCGGACGTTTTCGCGCTGCCGGCAGCGGTATCCAGTGGCGTGACAGCGCTCTCCATACCGACCGCCGGGCGTGACTTTACCGTTGGTGGAACAGTGTTGCTGAAAACCGACGAATCACCTGCAGCAACCAGTCGGATGGTCACCATCGCCGGTATTGCCGGGAATGTACTGCAGCTGGCATCCCCTCTGACCGACAACTGGCCTGCAGGCTCGCTGGTGTATCCGGTACGCAAGGCAGTACTGACGGAGCCGCCGTCGCTGTCCCGCCTGACCGGTTCCGCGACGACCGCGCAGGTGCGTTTCCGCATCGCAGAGCACAATGCCTTCAGCGATGCGCCGGTACTCACACAGTACCGTGGCCACCCAGTGCTTGAGTCCGAAACTGACTGGGGCGAATCGGTCAGCGGCAGCTATCAGCCTCTGATTCGTGAGCTGGACAACAGCAGCAGTATTCCGTACCGACTGGACACGGCGGGTCGACCGTTCTGGCGGCAGACACACAACTGGTTCACCGTCAATCGCCAGGCGCAGACATCACTGCGCCAGCTTCTGTGGTACCTGCGTGGCCGTCAGCGCCCGATATGGGTACCCGGGCAGACGCTGGATTTTTCCCCGCGGTCCGCCATCAGCGGCAATTCTGTTGATGTTGTCGAGGCGGGCTTTACCGAGCTGGGTATTCGCCCAGGTCGCCGTGATATCTGCATTCTGCTGGCGGATGGTACCCGTTATTACCGGCGCATTGCCGCCGTGAGCCTGGTCAGCGGAGCTGAACGTCTGGTGCTCGATGGCGATGCCATTAACACAGGTTCACACCCGATAGTTTCCGTTTCGCTGATGACTCTGGCCCGCCAGGACGCCGACAGCGTGTCCTGGGAGCATGTGACCGACGCCGATGGCGTGGCCCGGGTCGCCACCACATTTACTGGAGTCCGTGATGAGCTGGAGTGAGTTTGAATATTCCGTGGCCGATGGCCAGCCGTTGACGCTGTATGAGTTCCGGCTGGGAGACAGCCTGTTCTGGCGTTACAGCAACGCCGACAAAAACATCGACTTCGCTGGTCACATTTGGGATGCGCAGGCCATCAGCAACAGCGGTCTTAGTTCCGGCAGTGGTGACGGGATGGATATTACAGTTCCGGCAAGCAATCCGGTGGCACTGTTGTTTCGTGCCACACCGCCGTCGCGGGCCGTCAGGGTGCGGGTGATACGCTGGCACGCGACAGATACCTCCGGTGAGTTTCGGGTCGTCTGGATCGGGGAAATCAGCAGCATCAAACGCGAGCAGATTGAATCATGCAAACTGATCACCACCAGTCTGGCCAGCACGTTCTCCCGGGTCGGGCTGCGTCTCACGTTTGGGCGTCAGTGCCCGTATGCGCTTTACGACCATAACTGCCGCGTTAACCCGCTGCAGTTTGCAGTGAGCGGCGTGGTGGTCACCGCCCTCGACGGCTCCTCCGTTACCGTGAATCTGCCCGGTGGTCTTGCCAGTAACTGGTTCTCCGGTGGTTTTATTGAGTTTGACCGCAACGGCTATACCGAGCGTCGCGGCCTGCGGGCACAGGACGGAAACACGCTGCATCTTTTTGGCGGTACAGCCGGTCTACAGGTCGGGCAGTCGGTCACGCTGTACCCGGGTTGCGACCGCACGATTGCGACCTGCGACAGCAAGTTTTTCAATCATCTCAACTACGGTGGCCAGCCGCATATGCCCGGTAAGTCGCCGTATACCATCATCAAACTGTTTTAGGAGGGATATGCCATGTGGTGGGTTGTAGCTAAATATGTGGCGATTCTGGTTGCATCGTATGTCCTCAACACGGCCTTAGCACCCAAACAAAAAAACTCCACGCCGGAAGCGGCCACCGAGGACGACTGGAACATGCCCCTGCCCGATGAGGGCACCCCACAGTGCGTCTTCTTTGGTGACTGCTGGACGGCGGACTGGTTCGTGTTGGGTTATGGCAATTATCGCTATGACGCCATCAAAAAATAAGGGGGGCATCATGCTGATCACAATGGAACATATTCGCGCCGGTGGCGGTTGTGCATGGGGACTGCGGACCTTCTTTTCCCGCTATAACCTCGATCTGCAGGCGTTCATCCGTGACGGCGGGATTGACTCAGAACTGCTGGCCGGAACCGGCGACGCGCTGGCGATTCACATCGTCGAACTGGCGCAACAGACTCAGAAAGAAGCGGGAGCATAAATGGGCGGTAAAGGTTCAAAAAAGGTCACCGTTGGCTATCGCTATTCCTGGGATGTGCAGGCGGGGCTGGGGCGTGGTCCGGTCAACGAAATTGTGTCGATCATGGCCGATAAAAAGATGGTCTTTGCCGGTACGCCGGGGCAGATTTCATCGAGCACCTCGGTGTATATCGACAAACCCGGCCTGTTCGGCGGCGACGATACCGGTGGTGAGGGAGGCATACAGGGTCAGCTCGATATCATGATGGGCGAACCGGACCAGGTTCCACCGGCATCGCTTCTGAAGTTGCTGACAGGACTGGTGCCGGGGTTTCGCGGTGTGGTGACCACTTTCTTCAGCGGTCTGGTCAGTTGCTACAGCGCCAGCCCCAAACCGTGGTTATACCGTGTTCGTCGCACGACTAAGGGCTGGGACGGTGATGTCTGGTACCCGGAGAAAGCCACCATCATGCTGGAGAACAGCGAAGCGCAGCTTGATGATGAAGCGGATCTCCTTCCGGAGCAGCTCGCCAACCTCCGTGCCATTCATGCCATGAACCCGGCCCACATCCTTGTGGAATGTGCCACTAACCGCGACTGGGGACGTCAGCTGACGCTCGCCGATGACCTGAACCTCGACAGTTATCGCGCCGCTGCCGATACGTTGTATGAAGAAGGCTTTGGCCTGTGCTTCCGCTATAACCGTCAGGATAGCCTGGACACATTTGTTCAGCAGATCCTCGACCACGTGGGCGCGGTGCAGTATGCCGACCTCGAAACCGGCAAACTGACCCTGAAGCTGCTGCGTGGTGATTACAACGTCAACGATCTGCCTCTGTTTACATACGATAACGGCATCATTGCGGTCCAGGATGACGACAGCGCCAGTACCACCTCGAACCCGAATGAGATTGTCGTGACCTGGAATGACCCCGTCACAAACGCCGATGGCGAGGTTCGGGCACAGAATCTCGGAGCGATACAGAACAGCGGGCTCAACAGCAGTTCTGTCGAATACAGAGCGATCCCCACGCATTCCCTCGCCGCCCGTGTTGCCCAACGTGACCTTGAGACTGCGCAGTCTGAACTTACCCGTCAGGTTATCCAGTTCGACCGGCGCGGCGGTATCCTGCGTCCGGGAGATGTTTTCCGCGTCAAGTTGCCTGACCGCAATATCGACAATATGGTGCTGCGCGTGGGGAAAATAGAGGAAGGCGATACCGGTGTCCTGACGCTGACTGTGGTGCAAGATGTTTTTGGACTGCCATCAACCTCGTATAGCTCCGGGCAACAGGACAGTGGCTGGACACCCCCCGATAAGTCAACACGGCCAGTCACTACCCAGCGGCTGATTGATCTGCCCTATGCGGTCCTGGCGGGCACGCTCAGTAATGCTGACCTCAGCTATCTGAAGCCAGAATCTGGCCATCTGGGTGTGATGGCTGTCGCGCCGACGTCTCTCAGTATCAACTACCAGCTGCAGACCCGGGCAGCGGGAGCCGCATTCGCTGATCGTGGTCAGGGAGACTGGACGCCATCAGGGACACTGACGTCCCCGGTCGGTCGCCTCGATACCGTCCTGCATGTGAACATAGACAGCGTCCCGGCAGTGGGAGATGGGCTGATTGTTAATGATGAAATCATGCGTGTAGATGCTGTCGATCGTCTGGCTGGCACCATCACCGTCGGTCGCGGTTGCATGGATACCCTGCCGTCAGGTCACTTTGCCGGGGACCGGTGCTGGGCGTATCAGGATGCACTGGACTCCGATGGGCTGGAATACCTGTCCGGCGAAACGGTGGAGGTACGTTTGCTGACCCGGACCAGCGCAGAGACGCTGGCAGAATCTGCCGCGCCGGTGGTCACGCTGACCATGTCCGGGCGTCAGTCCCGACCATACCTGCCGGGGAATATCCGGGTCAATGGCGTCTTATATCCCGATGTGGTCGCAAGCACAGATAAATTTACTCTGACGTTCTCTCATCGTGATCGTCTGCTGCAGGCAGATCGCCTGATTGACTGTACTGAAAACAGTATCGGCCCTGAGCCAGGTACAGAGTACGTTGTGAAACTGATTGCTCAGGGCACCGGTGCTGAGGTCTGGTCGATGGCCACCAGTGACGCCAGCATTCCGATCCCCTATGTCACCGGCGGCAGTGGTGCGGCAACGCACGCCCTGACGCTGCAGAGTAACCGTGATGGCCTGACATCGTTGTCTGTATTCCAGACCCTGTTGCCTGCTGGCCGTTACCACGCGCTCCCGGTCACGTTGTCGCTGACTGTTCTGGCGGGAGACGACTGGGCTGCGACCGCGCCGGAAGATACGGCCACCGGCGCGGTCCCTGAGCTGCACGCCATTGCTGTCGCTGCCGGTATCACCGACTGGTATCCGCCTGACCTGCTGGCCCGTGGACTTTCCATTCCTGCGGACGATATCAGCTATCCGGCCGGGACATGGCCAGCATCACCCTGGTCGTTTGCCTCTCATCAGGTTCTGTCCATCGTCCGGTGGACCGTGGCCGGGGTGCCGTCCACCGTTCTGACCCTGTCAGGTGATGTTTCCGGTATCGCGCTGGATTCGATGACCGGTTCCGCTGCCGTTATTCCCTGGAATGCCGGTGTTTATCACCCTGAGACGGATATGACGTTGTTCACGACCGATGAGCCGGTTCTGAACGAGGGCATAATTTCTCTCACACTGACCCAGAGAGGTTAACCGGATGAACGACACATATTATTATGGTCAGGGCAAAGTTTTCCTTTCGGTACGCCACCCGGAGACCAGCAAAGCTGATATCTGGCGCTGGGTGGGTGATGTTTCTGCGCTGACGCTGAAGCTGTCATTTGAACAGAGCGAGAGGAAGATATCCCGGGGTGGCATGGTCCTGACGTCAGAACGCCGGTATACCGCTTTTGCCGCCTCGCTGGCATCGGTCTGGCACGATTTCTCCGCTGATAATCTGGCGCTGCTGTTCTTCGGAAAAACCAGCCGGGTGATTCAGAACTGGCAGAATGGCGAGGTGTTGCCCGAGGGTATTACAGCAGGTGATCGTGTCGCTCTGGTTTATCAGAACATCCGGGAAGTCAGTATCAGCGGTCTGGTTGAGGGAACTGACTACGAAGTAGATTATGCGTTTGGTGCCATCAGTTTTCTCACCACCCCACAACAACCTGTCAGCGTGACCTATGACTATGCGGGCAGTCAGTCCGTCAGTCTGCTCAACGCGACATCCCCCGAGGTTTCACTGCGCTATGAGGGGATTAACCTTGCAGAAGGGGGTAAAAAAGTGCTCCTTGAGCTCTGGCGAATGACATTTGATCCCCTGACGGTTCTGGAACTCATTAATAACGCCACCTCGATTTCCGGAATGGAAACCTCATCTGCAGTATTGCCCGACCTGAACCGCCAGGCTGCGGATGTTTTTGGCCTGTTTGGCCGGATCGTACTGATAGAAGACTTCATGACTATCACTTACGACGGCACCATCGACTTCGATGGTAAATACACGTTTGCTTATTAGAGGATGCCCTGATGGCCTATTTACCTGAAACACCGGAGTGGACCACTGGCGTCTATCAACTGGAAAAAAGCGATCCTGTTCGCGGTGGCGTTGATGGTCCGGCGAACAAACCATTAATTGACCTGCTGAAGCGCACGGCATGGCTTAAACAGCGTTATGAAGAGGCATTCAGTGGTCTGGGCTGGGCTGAACTGGGGGAATGGGCTGTGGGGCTGGAGGTCACAAGTCCCTCACAAATCGTTCACTACCAGGGCTACTGGTATCGTTATGGTGGGTCTCTGCCTCATACTATTGCAGGGGCATCTCCATCACTAGACGATAAAGACAACTGGTTTAACCTCGGCAATGATGTATCCCTTCGCGCAAACCTGGGTTCAGGCGAAGGGCAGTTACTGGTAGGTTCTCCGCGCCATCTGGCCGACCTGCGCTGTATATTTCCTGGGGTAAGCAGCAGAATAAAAACGCTGGGGGCTAAGTGGGCCTATGATGGCGGCGCCGGGGAATGGTGGTTTGATCCGTCTGATATGAGTGAGCTGGTTTCGACGTACCCGCGGCTGTTTATTGCCCCGACGATTGACCCGTCCGGCGCATCCGGCGCGTGGCGGCTAAATATGGGCGGCGACGTTACCCTGTCTGCCTTTGGTGTCGGGATTAGCACAGAATTACCGGCGGTAATGACCGCGCTCGATGCGGGTATTATCAATCCGGATATATTTCTTCTGGAGAATGGCGGTGGCATGGTTGCC